CGACCTTATCAGCCACCTCCTCTGAGAATGAAGTCTTCCCTGCAACAGCCCTCTGAAAGAAGCTATAAACTTTAAGTTCTGCAGGGTGTTCCATTAGAATGGTGCCTCATCTACATCAATGATAGACGATACAAGATCTGTATCTTCCTTTGACATACTTGAACCAGACCGCTCATGATGCAGGTCCATGATCTTTGTATTGATGTAGGAGATCAGTTCCAAGAAGTCTTGGAGCGTCTGATTATCCCCGTCAGAGAGTTCAACCGTATCAGCTACAGCAGACTTGAAGTAAGCATACTGATTGCCGTTTGGTAGATCTCCTATAACACCATCAACGCTTAAGTTAGCCATGATAGGTAGCAGGTTCTTCCGGTGTAGTGCAGACAGTGAACTATCCAATGCCTTAAGACTATCGCGGTTTTTAACGTCAAAGATAACAGGCATGTTGTTGATCTCTACTACAACAGGCTCACCCATTTCGTTCATTACGGAATCCACTGTAAGTGCACCCATAACAACCTTCACACGTTTAACACTACGGATGATGTCCTTTGTCTTATCTGGAAGAGCATTCCAATCCTCAATGTAACCAGATGGACGACCTAAGTTAAAGCCACCAACACTGTCAGCCAAGTCGCTGTTGACAGAGTTAGCCAAGACAGACTTTTCCATCTCGTTAGTGTCTGAGTTCCAGCGCTGCCACTGCTGACGCTGTGTGAATACCCGTAACTTAACGCTGTTTGCGTAATAGGTATCATCACCCATAGTGATCTTGAATGCACCGACACCGATCACCTCAGTGCGGAGCTTCTTGCCGTTTACTTCTATTTCACCCATCATAGGTGACTGTACTAGGTTCAGACGTGCAATCGTTGGACCACTAGAGGTAGGTGCTGACACCCCCATAAGTTCTGCCAATGATTTGCCTTCATGACCTGTTACTGATAGTTCTGTACTCATGTGTTTTTCCTTACATGTTTTAAGAGAGTCTTAGTTATACACTACACATCTTTTACGTCAAGCCAGTTAGGACCGATTTTTGACTCTAATAGTAGTGGTACGTTCATTTTTACTCCGTAAGCCTTTTCTATTAAGGTGTTAAGACCTTCGTTCATTCCATTAATAATCTGTAGCACTTTCTCCTTCTCCTCTGGGTGGATATCTAAAACCACTGAGTCATGAACTGTGTTCACTAAGCATGACTGTAAATGATCCAACCTTCTCTCCATTTCTATCAACACAGCAGGAACCACATCACCTGTCGCAAACCCCTGTACTGGGTAGTTCTTGATCATGGTGAAGTGTGATACTCCTCCTCTTGCGTTGCGCTTTACGTCAGGGAAAGCATACTGTCGCCCTGATACGTTAGTAATCTTGTTAAACCTGATTGCCTCGTTAGCCAAGTTCTTATGCCACGCAGCTACACCCTTATACTTCTCAGTGAAGTGAATGTAGTAGGCCTCTTCAGCCTTGCTTCTGCCATAGCCTGTAGCGCCGAACAGGGGTGCGAAGGTATGTTCTTTTGCCCCTTGTCTGGTAGTTGGCTGACCTGCATCAGTGATAACCTTTGCAGTGTAGCTGTGTACGTCAAACCCTGTGCGGATCTCTTCCATAGCAAGCTCATCTTGAGCAAGGAATGCTGCGGCACGAAACTCAAGCTGAGCAAAGTCGGCCTCACAGATGTAGCCACCCTCCCAACGAGATACAAACACCCTCTTTACTGGGAATGTTCCGCCCCTTGGCATGTTCTGCATATTGGGATTTCTTCCACTGAAACGTCCGGTGGCAGTAATATGCTGGGTAAGTCCAACGTGCAGAAATCCGTCTGACTTAGTATATGTTTCGATACCTTCAACGAAACTAGATAAATAGCTACTAACAGCAGAAAGGCGCTTAAGGTCAGTAAGAAACTCAACAGCAGCATCCATCCTATTTGTTTTAGCTGTTCCAATAAGTACATCAAGATTGTCTTTCCCTGTGCTGAAGCCATTGGCACTAACCCACTTCTTAGATGGAGCACCAAAGCCCAAGCCAGCTATGTGGTTTAGTGGTTTTAACTGATAGCCTCTTGCCTCGCAGTCGATACACTTATTAGGCCTAGCAAACTTAGTGCCATCCTTTTTGATCTTGAATGTCTTACCAACACCCTCGCATGTAGGGCAGGTGAATGCCTTAGTGCGCTTGAGGATGACACTATTTGCATCAACTGCCTGCTTAAACTCTTTCTTGTCACGTACATATTCAAACAGATCTACCCATTCCTTTTTGTTGTTGACCTTACGAGAGAACACAACCTGAGACATCTGCTCTGGTGAGTTAAGATTGATAGGTGTATCACCCATGATCTCACGCACCTTATGTTGCAGCCTGTCTTCTATGTCTGCCTTCTCACGCTCATACTCTACTCGTACTGCATCAAGGGTTGTCCTATCCACCCTGATTCCAGACATGTACATTCTAGTAAGGGTTTGACAGGCTCTAAAGGTAACGTCTCTAACTGTAATGAGAGAGGCGGATTCACTTTCACCGTAGTCTGCTTCGATTGAGTGGAACAACTCACGAGTTGTGTCGAGATCAGCCCTAAGATAAAAGCAAAGCTCACTGAGAGGTATCTCATTAGTGTTGTATCCTTCCTTAAAGTAACGCTTAAGAGTGTCATCCTTCTGAGAGGTTAGCTCCCTACGTTCAGCACAGGCACCCAACGAGATTGGCTCCTTCTGGCCTCGTAGTAGAATGTACTCTGCAAGCATTGTGTCATAAATGTCACCATCATACTTGAAGCCACACTCCCACAACCACATGAGATCGTGCTGTGCATTGTGCATAATCAAAAGAGTAGTAACATCAAGCACTTGCTGGACTAGCTTACGCCCAGCGCCACTGGTGTCTTTCTTCTCGACATGATCAAGTGTTACTAAGTGTGTCTCCTTATCGTTATCTGCATTCTGCATACCTACCTGTACAAGAAAGTTACCCTCCTCATAGGGATCTAAGTGCAGTTTCTCCCTGCGCTTGTTGGTTGTATTCTCAACGTCTAGTACAAGTCTCATGTTTCTCTCTCCTCTAGGCTTGATATAGCGATCTCGCCCCGTCTAACTCACAGTGTACAACACCATGCCAGCCACCCTTAAGCTTGTTCTTAGCTATATTCAAGTGGCGTTGTGTGTCTTCTTCATCTGCACCCTCAACGATAGGGTTCTTAGAGATCAACACCATGAGGTCAGCTTCAGCAGCTTTACCTGTCTTAGAGCCTTCCATCATTGACTGATCAACGTAGACCTTACCCTCTGCTACTGCACTCAACTGTGACATCCATACAACACAACAGTCATACTGCTTAGCAATGTTACGCGCATAGATAGCTGCATCCTTTAGATACACGTCTGACTTCTCGCTGTTCTTGGTTGCGAACTTGTCACCCATATCCAGGATTAGAATGTCTGGACGTTCCTGCTTAACGATGGACTCAACCCACTGCATATCTTTGTTAGTGCTGTCCTTGATGCGGATATTCTTCCTGACAGGCTCATAGCGGCTACGTGCGAGGGCTACGTTAGCCTTAACCTCATCCATTGACATGTTGGCGGCTGCACTAAGATACCGTGCTCCTACGCGCTCATATGCCTCCTCGTTACACAGGACAATACACTTGGCACCCTGATGTGCCCAGCCACCTACACCTGCAATTAGAGAGGCGTGGAAAGATGTCTTGCCAGTATTAGGCCTAGCGCCGACCAGCAACAGATGACCGCCGCTAACGCCTTCCACCTTCCTACGGAGGCTGGGTATGTTGAACTTCCACTGCGTCTGAAGATCGTTGGCGCTGAGTAGAGTGTCAATGCTAATGTCGTCCCACTCAATGCGAAGATTAGGAGTAAAGTCATCTTTGTAGTTCTCCAACATGCGGCGTAGTGGTTCAAGGCTAGTCTGTGTGCCGTTCACAAAGTCAAAGCCCAAGTTAGCAACCTGTTCACCTACATACTGTTGGAACATCTTGCCTAGAACATCTGTTGCTATCTCTTCTTTGATAGTGTTCTCTTTGTCGATCTTACGAAAGAGATCCTCATAGGCAGACTTGGTTGCTGTAGTCATTGTCTGGTTCTGAGCATAGAACAATGCCTCTAGGTCAGACGTGTTGAGATCCCCTTCATACGTTTTCATAGCAGCATCTAGTGCCTGCTTGATCTTGCGTATGTCCTTAGTAAAGATCTTATCAGGGCAGCGTATGCCCTTATGTTGTTCATAGAAGTCACGTTTAAGTAACGTCTTAATTAGCGCTAGTTCCATCATCGTCTTTCTCTCCTACAAGAATCTTATATATAACTTCCAAAGCCACGATGGGCCACATGAAAGCAAACTTAATTGGGCCTCTGTTATCTTCTTCCTCATCCTCAGGTTCAACCATGTGATAAAGCAGAGGTAACGCTAACACATACATAAGGAAGATGCCACCAAAAAAGCCCTGCCCTAGTTCATTCATTTATTTTTCCTTTGTATTTTAATGTAGTAGGCACCTTCTGTACTGTTGTAAGCAGCCATAAGGTCTAGTAGTTGCTGTTGGCTCATGACTAATAGCTGAAAACCATTCTCAAAGTCATCCCACTGTCGCATGTAGACTACACCTTCATCACCTATAACAAGCTCAACATCCTCGAACATATCCTTTTGATCTAGTGTAGTGATTACTGCTGCATCAGATTCAAACTCTACAGTGTACATTATTCATCTCCTACATAAACATTTAAGTGTGCCACCGTACCACCCTCAACACGGGTGACTACATATTCTATGCCTGCCTGTTTAAGTAGTTGCCGTAGCAATAATAGTTTATCCATTATTCTTCCTCCAAACAGAAACCACAGAAGATATTCTTTGATGGGCCACCGCAACTAACACATGTGGCTATGAAGTTGTTAGCCTTCTCACGATCTAGTGCTGCCTTACGTTCTTCTGGTGTCATAGGTCTTACATCAGTGAAGTCTGCCTCTAAGGGCCAATCATTGTCCGTCATTTGTTATATCCTTGCTATGCTTACGGAACCTTTTATTGTACGCACGTTTGATCTTCTTTAACTGACCAGCTTTCCAGTGTAAAAACCTACGTGCTTTAGTAAGTCCATCGTACTCGTCACCACCCTTCATGGGTATACGCTTGGTCATTCATCATCTCCTACTATGGTATTAGTAATGGCAAGTATTACCACTTAACTAATACAGTGGTGTCACTTACGCTGTGCCTCTAGTATATCCTCATACTTGTTGAACAGTTGCTCAAACTTCCAATGGTATAGCTGTTGCATACCCATCAGGGTGTTCATCATTTCATCAGGTGTAGGGTCACGGTTACCATCACCTACCTGTCGGAGAACTACTCCAAGGTCATTACAAACAGACCAGCAGTCCATGATCATCTCTTCTAGGTCATAAATTTTACTCATCTCTCAATGCCACCCATGATACAGGGAATAACTCTTCCATCTTTAAACTAATGTCCCATGCTACCTTCTGTGTCTCTGCCTGTGTGTCATGGGTGCAACGAAGTTTACACATACGTGCGAAGGCATCAAGGCTACCTGACCAGTACCACTCAGTCATTGTGCTTTGTGGTAAGACCATACGTGCTTGTTCGGGGGCTACACCTGCCTTGATAAGTAAGTCATACGCCTCAAAATCAGAATGCTTTTTCATCCATAGGTAATCTATCAGGGTGCCTTCTCCAGTAATGTTCTCGAAATCTCCGCCACGATCACTCCAATCCTCTAGGTCTACAATACCATCAGAACCCTGTTTCTTATCAGCACTACGACCACGCCACACATCAGGCACATAGAACTCAGGTTTATCATCGACGTAGCGCCTCGATACTTCATTCCACCGCAAAAACGAATGCTTGACCAACTGTCTTGCCACAAAAACAGGTGCCTTAACATGAAAAGATGCGAAGCAATGCCCGAATGGACTGATATGACCATGACTAGCTAAGTAGTTGATAAGCTTAGCATCTTTAGCTTTTAGTGTTGGTGGCCCCCAAGTATTCTCTTCCATCTCAGATGTCTTACCAAAGCTAACACGGGCTGCATTGGCTACAGATAAGTCGCTGCCCATATGGTCTATATAAGTTGCTGTTATCATTAGAATGGTACCTCACCGTTGTGATCTCGTGGATCAATATAAAATCCTGGATTCATGTACTCAGGCTTAGTATGTCTCTCCATGATATCTTTCATTATGGCTTCATGCAGCTTACGTGTTGTGTCCTTAGGGTTTACCCCTTCTAGGCCCATCTCTTTGAGAAAGTCTTTTAAGGTACGCATTGTATAATCTCCTTTAGTCGATCCAAGTCACCACTTAACTTGTATTTGATATCATCGTCAAGGCGGAAGGCTGTACTTTTAGCGCCTGTCCATAGTGCTATCTCTCTGCTGAACTGCAACGTCTTGTGTGCTGCATCAGGGTCTAGTGCCACGATCACCCTGTCATACTCACCTATTTTAGCCATATGATTGGCTGTTAGTGATGTACCTAGGATAGCCATAGCTGTCACGTTAGGTAACTCCTGATAGGCTACTATAGCTGATACACAGTCCTCAACCACAAGCAGAGTAGTGCCCTGCCCTACCGTGTAGTAGTCAGCCTTGCCTGTGTAGCGATACCACTTAGGTGTCTTGCCGCCTACTGACCTACCGTTAGCGTCAATGATGCGGCCCTTGTAGTGAATAGGGAATACAACACGTTCATCCTTAACGTCATACAGTAGCCGTGTATTCTGGATACCCCAGCGTCCAACAAACTGATGGAACTTATCGTGCTCTGTGCTGGGCTGTACAACATACTCCGGTATCTCCATAGTCTCTGCCTCTCGTGCTACTGGTATTTCTCTATTAGATAACAGTAGCTTGATCTCTGCTGCTGTCATGTCTGTGTGATGGTAGCCGCCTATCGAACAGTCCAACTTGTAACAGTTGTACTTTATCTGGCCCATCTCCTTTGTTACCGTAAAAGTATTCTTGGCATGGCATACAGGACAGTTGAGCCTACGCGACTCATCATCACGCAAGTCCATGCTGTCGAGATACTTACGAATGTTCATCATCATTTCCTCTGGCTGCTAGAGCCTTACTGGCCCCACTGAATGTATTGACCATGTACGGCTTAATGCTGGCTACGTTCTTATGCCCTGTTACCTGCATGATACCAGCAAGGTCAACCCCCGCCTCCATCATCTCAGTCACGGCTGTCCTGCGTAAATCCATAGCTGTTAGCTTTGATGGTAGCTTAGCTTCTTCTAGTAACGCATTGATAAGACGAGATATCTCCTCCTTATTGTAGGGCGTGTAGGCCCCTGCCTGTGGCTTAACTCGTGGTGCTACATAATCTTGGAAGCCAAAGTCGGACTTCTGCTGTTGCAACATTTTACACAATCCTGGACTGATAGGTAAGTGCACCTCTGCGCCTCGCTTAGACTGTGTTAAGTCCATGCGGCACTGTGTCAGGTCTAGCTTATCCCATTTAAGAACTCTCATGTCGCCTATACGCTGGCCCCAATCATAAGCCATATGCACAATCAGGGTAATACTTCTCCATTTGATATCACCGTAACCAACAGTCAGGAATTGCTTGATGTGCTCCTTCTCCCACTTCACCCGCCTAGTGGTGGATGCTTGTGTCTTTATGATTGATACAGGGTCATGGGTCATAACGTCCTTACGCAGGGAATACTTCCAAGCAACGCTAAGTGCTGCCTTCATGTAGTTGGCTGTGCGTACCCCTATCTTGACCCACCCTTCATAGGCGGTGTTAAGGTGGCTTGCTCTGATGTCCCCTACCCTGAAGTTTTTTAGCATCTTACCGCTAACCTTAGTGTCTCCTACTTTCTGTAGGTAATTGTAGTAGGATGTTTGAGTGCTACCGCTGAGCCTAGCGAAGTCATCACTCTGCAAGTAGAAGTTAAAGACCTTCTCTAGCCTGTCTGTGCTCTTTGGTATCATCTTTTATTTCTCCTTTCTGTTTTTTTGATAAGTGACCTGCCCAATGAGTGCAGTCATCGTGCGGATCGTCCTCATTGGGTAGTCCCTCAAAAGGCATAGGCTATAAGCAAACCAATAAAGGGCCATAGGATAAAGATAGTTATTAGTTTATCTAGCATACTTTGGCCCCTTACGGCTGCGAGTGTTGGTCAAGAGTGTACGGCCCTTGGCTGTTCTGAGGCGTACCTGCATCACACCTGCCTCTTTGAGTAAGCGATCCATTAGAATGGTTGCATCATAGGGTGTGAACACTGTTGTTACATAGAACTCAGAATTGCTGATTGTTTTGTATACCTTCAAGGCTCTACTTGGTATCATTGCTCTGACACTCCCAATACTCCACCGTTTTCCCACTCAGCATACAGCCCATTGTCAGACAGGATGTCGTTGATCCTGTGGTTCACACCAAAGTCATCCAGCCCTGCATCAAACTCTCTGTAGTAGTCAGCCCACACTGTGTCATAGTTTTCCTCTGCTGAGATGCGGAAGGTATCATCACCGTTGTAGCCACCCTCATAGACGGGAACGCCAATCTTTTTTAGCTGATTGAATGCTGTCCTGTAGTTACGTTTCATTACTTCATCTCCTCTCTAGCTTCTACGTATGCCTTATACAGCGTATCGCATACATGGTCTTCCATGCCTTTAGGAACCTTTACGTGCTCCTCTATTATGGCAATAATCTTAGCTTTTGTTTTCTTGTCCATTACTTCTCTCCTTTGATGTAACACTGCTCTACCTCACCTGAAGTAAGAGCGCAATTAAAACCGTTATTCTCGTAAATGGCACAGATCATGTTGCCATCCCACCACACTTTGTAGCCATCACTAGCCCAGCGCACATCCTTACCCTCCGCTAGGGCCTTGGTTAACTCTCTAAGTAACATCTATTCATCTCCCTTGATGATACCGCAAAGCTCTAACATCTGCTCTGCATAGTCGGATTGACCGTTGAAAATCTCTTGTGCTTCATCTGAGTAGCTAACATCATCACCCTTTGTGTTTGGTGGGTACATGTCAAACCCTCGTGCGTTACATATGTGCATAGTCATTTCATCTGCAATAGTTGAATATAACTCTACAAAGATGTGTGGCGGTATTACCACTGCCTGTGCTGGTTCGTTAGACATTAATATTCTCCTCTACTGTAAGAAATGATCCATTACTTCGCAGTAAGTATCTGTGTCTAGTGTGTACTTGTTATGGTATTCGTCAAAGACTTCATCAGGGGCCTCACTGTTGATGTAAGTCTCAACCGCATCGTCATCCATATCGGCTGGTACTTCATAAACAGGGAACCATGTATCTGTGCGTGTTACTTTTAGTTGAACTTTACGAGTTTTCATCCCTTGTTCTCCTCTATGAAAGCAAAGCCACCGCCGTTGCCCTCCTCATCCTGAGACAGTGAAACCATAAGTTCACCACCCCCCTCACTGTTAGGCTTTTGTATGATAAACACAGGCCAATCTCTCGCACCGTATTCATCCTCCTGAAAGTAAAAGCTTACAATCTTGCAGCCTACTAGCTGCCTAAAATATTTATCCATGTCCATTAGATATACTCCTCCCACTCATAGGGTGTGATGCCTGTCATTACAAACTCACGTTCATCTGCGCTTAGGTTAGGCATGGCATCCTGTGCCAGCATACCGCAATTCCAAGCATGTAAAGCACCCTCCGATAGGTCAAGGCGCATTGTGTTTGTTCTGCCCGTCAGTGGGCTTCGGCGTGTGATAGTAATCATTATGCATACTCCTTTTCATCAATACTGTTAAACTCATATACTGCTGTAGCAAAGCCACGGGGTGTGGCAGAGCGTATATCTTTAGTGCGCTGTGACTTACCGCCAAGCTTTAGGTGCTGCCTACTGTGGCCCTGCTCTGGTGCTACGGGATCAGTCCAAGGCATCTTGAAGCCCCCGCCTGTCCATAGGCATGTCTTCTTGGGGTAGGCATCACGTTCTGCAATGTACTCAGGCCAACGTGGGTGCTCTGCCTGATCGTCAGGGATATAGCCGCCATACTCATAGGGGTGAAAACTGTAGTCAGGCTTGCGCCACTTGGTAGCTAACACTGACACGGGGTTCTCTATGAAGTAAGGGATAGCCATGCCGTTGAACATACGCGCCACCGCCGTTGCATGTCCTACTGCATCAGCCTGAAAGAAGGGGTTGGCCTCTGCCTTGCGCTTGAAGTGTGCCGCACCGCTTACAGCCATGTCAGTACAGACAGGGAAAGCCATGCCGAATACTACAGGCTTATCACCAAACTCTGATTGTATGGCGTTTAGTGTAGCTTGATCATGCAGGTCAGCGTGGCGGTAGTGGATGTTTCCCAAGCCCCAAAAGTCTGTTGTATGTCCCTCTACAGGGTGTTGAATGTCAAAGGCGTAGCAAGTGTAACCTGCTTCAGCCCATGGCTTTAGTGCTTCGCCTGTGAAGTCGTACAGGCTCAAAACGATACCTTTGCTCATGATAAAATCTCCACTGTTACAGTAATATTTTGCATGGCTGCATATGCTTCCGCATGTTTGTCAGCCTCTTGAAGGGTTTTCACCGTATGAAAGCACAAGGCTGTGCCATCTGTGGTGCGTGTTAGGTGTAGTCTAAGCATGGCCCTAGAACCTTTCTGCTAGTTGTGCGGCTGTCATAAACGTAACCTTTTTAGTCTCACGGGTGAACGCCTCAATCATACGATTTTCCCAGCCATGCGTGATTGCATAGACCCAGCCTGCATCTGCCTCTGTGTGAAGGGTGCGCGTTGCACCCTCCCTATCTATCACGATAAACTTGAAGCGGGGGTTGCCTTGGGCGCTGCGAGTGAGGCGGCGCATTGATTTGACGAAATAGCGTTCCATGTTGATTATCCTGCGAAGTGGCGCACACGGCGCGTTGTGGTTTTGTTGGCACTCTTTTCGATATAGATAGAGCGCTTGCCGAAGTGCACGGCCTGCATACTTTTACCCTTATCTAAGCCCCAGCGCCGCACCTTTTGGCGCTTACGTGTTAGACCTTTGAGGCCACACAGATTAAAGCGGAAACCATCAGTGCGATCATTAAGCGGCTTTGTTGCGATACATATAAACATTAGTCGTTCCATTCTGGCTGCGCCATTAGAGTTGATTTTACTTCTTTGGTACTGATCCCAAAATGATCAGCAACCTGTTGCACCGTCAAGTTAGTGCTGTCGAATAGTTCTATGATTTCCCAATCCTGTGGTTTATTTGTCATACTAATACCCCATCCCATTTTGATGTTACTGTGGCATAGCCACACTTTAATAAGCCCCGCAAAAAACCACGCTGAAACGGGCTGTCAGGTGGGTCATAGTCAAAAGATGATATTGCCACATCAACATTAAAATTAGGGTCATCAGCAGACTTTGTGGCGGCTTCACGGCCTGCGTGATAGCGTTCTAGGTTATGTGTCACCGTATTGCTCCTTTATTTTAGATCGGCTTTAATTATAGCCCACACGTGAATAGCCTGTGTTTTCTTGGGCATGTTTGGTGCGTGACGTTTTACAGCCTTAAAAAACTTAATGATCTCTTTAATGGTTTTCATAATAGTTTCTCCTTTGTTGGTTGTGCCTTAATGATACAGCCCCTCAAGGCTGTACTTTTAAAGCTTAGAAGCGGCCCTCTAGAAAGTCGCGTGCCTCAGTATTTAGATGACCAAGAAAGCCACCCGTTTGGATAGGCTGCCCCTTTCTAAAGGCTGTTATTTCTTCGCGTTCTGCGTTGATCATCATTACCTTGCGTTGGCCTGTTAGGCCTCCCGCTTTGGTGATCTCTAAAAAACCGAAGTCGCGTTGTATTATTAGCATGTTAATCCCCTTATATGTTGTGGATGCGTTTCCACGTTGTCCAAGTTATTGCTTGCAATTCGCTTGGCTTGATCTTTATGCGCTTAGCTGCCGTTACGTATGCCGCTTGCAATTCACGATACTGCTTTTTCCCCATGTTAGTTTTGTCACTTGTTAAGCCTTCGCGCTTGCCCCTTGCGATATTGAGCGCATGACCATCGATAGTCACCTCATCTAGCCCACGAATATTAGAGTAGAATGAACGTATTTTCTGCCCATTGAGACGGGTTAAGATAGCATCATCATCGGTCAAGTTATCCTCTAGAATGGACCAAGCTTTCTGTTTCATTTTATTGTAACATGACACCTTAAAATCATCCAAAGTCTCACCGTTTACCCATGCCTGACACATACGCAAACCATCCTTGCAATTGCGCTCCCAACGATTGTTAGGCGATAGGCCAGCAAAAACGCCTATAACTGATTTTTCATCAACACCAGTCGTTAAGCTAACCCATGCCGCCATGCGCTTGGCTCTATCATACCATTCCACACCATCCGCAACATCTGATACAGTTGCAATTCGGTATGTCTTAAGGATGTTTTTGACATATCCCATAGTTGATGGAAGGTTTGGGTTTTGTTTGATTGTAAAGGCTTTCATAGTATTATCTCCGGTTGGGTTAATATTATAAAGTGACACTATTAAAAGTGTCACCGTTAATATTAAAACGCTGTTGCCTCTATTTCTTTGCGCCAACTATCCCTCTCTTTTACATCTTTGCGGCAAGCTTTTATCGCGCTATCTATTGTTTTTCTATTGCCTATCAATTCAGCAATATCATCATCTGAATAACACTCAACTAATATGTCCCAACCGTCTTTTTCATAGTTGGAACAAGCAAAAGCTTTAACGGCATCAATTAGGTTTTTCATTTTATTATCTCCGGCTTGGTTGATACATTGATAGGGTAAGCTTTAAAGATCGAGCGCATTGCTGAAACAGTCTATTGCGTAACCTCTTGTCTCTTTGGCGCATGCCGTAGCATGTTTCGCCCTTACCCTACTGAATGTATTAACTACCATTATCGGCGCTTGGCCTAGGTGGGTTCAGTCTATTTATTTTCAAATAACGTGGTCAGTCTCTTCACTGCCTGTTTGATGTAACAACTTAGATATTAAATCGGAATGATTGGCAAGTAAAAAAGATGCATGTTTTTACCATAAGAATAATTGAGTGACAAATAAGACACAATGGCTTGTGCCAGTATGTAAAACATCAATGGTTTTTTACACTACTTATATAGGCAGGAAAATCACATCTTTTTTACACTACTTATATAGGCTCTATTTGGGGCCATTTATCACCGTATTGATAGCCATATGCAATAAGCTGAATATGAACGTAGAAGCTGGTTTTAGAGCCGCTGGAATGTTTCATGGGGCCAGTAGGTCGCAAGTCGCAGAAAGTTTCCCCCCACTAGAAACGCCGCACATTGCCTGTGTGATTGATAATGGTTCGCAACTAATCGCTGAAATGAGGTTTTCTAGCTGGATTTCACTCTCAGGAATATATGAGAACCATTATCAACTAGGAGGATGTATCACATTCAAGTTGTTGCATGTATAGTAATACATTCCAGGACTTGAATATGTTATTGCTACATCAACAAGTCTCACATATAGAGCGGTATTAGTTGTGATCACATTGTTATGGGTACTTGCTCGGCTAGGTGGCATTTTGTGATCACAAGGGGGATAGGGTAGGGCGGAAACCTATTGTGCAATACTACTGACTAACAATCAGTTGTAATATGTAGCAAAAACAATACTTTACCTATTATAGTATAGGCTTATTTGTAGGGCAGGGGAGGGGAGACGATACAAAAACCCTTATTTATATGGCTCTAGCCTCATCGTACCTTATAAAAGAGGGGGCGCGCATGCACCACTGGGGGGTGTGGGGTAGTACGTACACCTACAAATACACAGAAGTGGTTTTTTAGTTTGTGACACACCCCTTTACAAATACATATACATAGTGTATAACTCTATATAATAAAGGAGATACCTATGAAAAGCTGTACAGTATGTAATGCAACAAAAGAATTGCATGAGTTCGACAAAATACGGAATACTAAGGGTGATCAGGTTCCGACAGGGAGGTGTAAGGACTGTAGAAAATCCTACATAAATGAATATAATAGTAGAAAATCCTATAAAACAGGCTTAAAACGGGAGGAATACCTAAAAAGTGTACGTAAACCGAAGCTTTCTCCTGCAGAAAAAGAGGAGCTAGGTAAAACTAAGTGGAATGCTGCATATTTTAAGGCATGCAAAAAAGCAGAGCAAGATCGTATAGATTTTCTCATTGCCAATATTAAAACCTGTGGCAAGTGTAGTAAAGATTTAGAACTAGCTAGGTTTCATACACGAAATCGTAAACGTAAAGACGGTAGTACCTATAAAACAACCTACTCTTGGTGTAAGACATGCAGACGTATTAATAACAACTACTATGAAAGCACAACTAATGGTAAAAAAGCAAAGAAGAAAAGAAAAGCACTGCGCGATAGACGCAGCAAGCAAGCTACACCTAAATGGCTAACCACTGAACAGAAACAACAGATAGTAGATACATATGAGCGTATGCGTGACCGTAGTGTCTCTACAGGTGTGGAATACCACGTAGATCATATAGTACCGCTAAAAGGCAAAAACGTCTGTGGGTTACACGTTCCCTGGAACTTACGTGTAGTTGGAGCTAAAGAGAACATCTCTAAGAGTAATACTTATGATGGGTGGAAATAGTGATCACGGAATGTTACAGTATGTTACAATTACATCACAATGTAGAATAAAGTGTACGATTATTCATTTAGGGGGTTGTGGGGGTACTTTCTTTAGCTATAACTACGTAGTAGTAGTAGAGAGTAGCTACATTCTTAGTAATAACTAAATACAAGTAATAAATAAGAAGAGTAGCTACTCTATATAAGAGTTGTTACATTAAGGTCAGTGGAAGAGGAAGAGTAGCTACTCTATAGTAGTAACTCTATACAAGTAATAAGAAGAAGAGTAGCTACTCTATATTACAAAATAGTAACAATAGCCTCTTGTAGTCCATATTCTAATGTAGTAGACTAGTTCTTGTAACATCCTCCCTCAGTACAATAATAATGTTACAACAACCTGGTACGTGCTTCACTCTATGTAGCTACTCTCTCCTCACTCTCCTCATATGTAGTTTGCGGCACGTACCACTTTTTCCCCCTTAAAGTAATAAAAGTGTTGACTCTTATGTCTAAACGCATACAACTATATGCATCCGATTCCGTATTAGAAGAGTTCTACTCTGCATTAGCTACTAATGATGTTAGAGCTTTCTCACGTGTACATATCCCTCGTAGTGACGTGTTCTACGTTAGAGAGCATCTACGATCTGTATTCCCTGATAAAGAGTTGACCTTAGATTACGTAGAGCGCTGTATGTACCTTGAAGGTATGTTGACCAGACATGACGTATTAGACCCTGATAGGAAGAGGCCCTATGAAAGCTCCAAAGAAGACCCCCGCTAAGCCTACTAAGGCTAAACGTAACTACACCATGAGTGGTGAAGGTAAGTACGACAAGTCCCCTAAGCGTATGGCAGACAACCGTGCTCGTAAGAAGGCACGTTATGCTATGGAAAAGGGTGGTATGGTATCTAAGGGTGACGGTAAGGATGTTGATCATAAGGACGGTAATCCTCGTAACAATGCTAAGTCTAACTTACGTGTACAGTCTGCAAGCTCTAACAGAAGCTATCCTCGTAACAAGAACGCAGGTAAGGCATGACAGTAGAATACAGGGGTGAAACATTTGCAGGTTATAACAAGCCAAAGCGTACACCTAAGCACCCGGATAAGTCCCACGCTGTACTTGCCAAGGAGGGTGACACCATTAAGCTCATCCGCTTTGGTGAGCAGGGAGCCTCCACAGCAGGTAAACCCAAGGAGGGTGAATCTGACCGCATGAAGGCTAAGCGTAAAAGCTTTAAGGCTAGGCACGGTAAGAATATCTCTAAGGGTAAGATGAGTGCAGCATACTGGGCTGACAAGGTTAAGTGGTAACTTGGTTACTTGTACATGTAGGTTTTGCTATGGTGTACTTCCAAGGTCAGCCACCATCTACGTATGTTAAGGTGTGCAAGTATCAGCACCCTACTAATCAGTTTAGTATAGAACGTCACTGGGTATGGCCTGAGATGCAATGCCCTCCAAGTTTAAGGAAGTAAGTATGTCTCTATATAAAAACATACACGCTAAGAAAGCTCGTATTGCAGCTGGTAGCAAAGAAACAATGCGTAAGCCCGGAAGCATGGGTGCCCCTACTGCAGCTAACTTTAAGGCAGCATCTAAGACAGCAAAGGTTAAAAAGAAACCATGAAGGGCGTAAAGCATTACACTGCAGACGGTAAAGAGTGGACAGGTAAGACCCACAAGCATCCTGATGGAAAGCTCATGACGGGTGCTAAAATGAGTAGCTCCTCTAAGAAACTTGTACATCTTAAAGACTTAAAGAAAGCAGTAAAGAAATGAGTTGTAAGCAATGCAATGATGGAAAGTGTACGTGTAAGGACGACACTACCAAGAAGGGTAAATAGAACATGAAGTACTATCAGAAGTATCAGACTGCCTTAGAGGCTGCAGGCTACCGTGTAGATGAGTATGGCTACGTATGGGACTCTATGGGCAACCAATCAGCTGGTGAAGACAACTATGGCAACGTACAGAGTAAAGACCCTAACGTTACAGCTATCTGTATTGAACAGGATGAAGCGCCTCTACTGTCTAAGCTTGCTAAGGTTACTAAGAAGGTTATAGCACCTAAGGGCAAGAAGCGTGCTCGTACTGATAAAGGTCACTACGTTAAGGATGATCCTAGTACTCCTGAAAATGAAGCATGGGTTGACGAGTAATGTCTATAGTTAATCAGGGCAAGCCATCACGGATGAAGTCTGTGTATGGTCACAACAGTACCAACGCTGTTGAAGTTATATATACTTGTCCTCCTAACTGTGTAGCAGAGTGTACCTTCATTCATGTAGTTAATGGTGGGGGTAGTACTAACTCTGTAGACGTTGAGTGGTATGTTGCTGCTGATACTTATACTTCTCACTTCTTGAGTGGTAAGAGTTTAGGCGCTAATGACTACATAAGCTTTAACAATATAGACCTAGTGCTACAACCTGGAGATAAGATACAGGTACAGCCTACAACCGCTGGTCATATTGATACTATCATTACAGTTACAGAAACGTTTGTGCCTATTGGGTAGCGGGTATGCAAACTTAGATGAGGTAAACTAGTACGTTATAGATATAACTATGTGTGAGTCTAACAAAGACATAACACACATGGAGATCCACAATGGAACTAGTATATAACTACCACAGCAAGTTTAGAGTTAAAACTACAAAGATAGTTAAGACCCTATTCAAAGCACTATTTAAGTTCTTCTCAGACTTAGGTGCTTCTATTTCTAAAGCACAACAACTTAGAGCAGACTTCTGGTTGATTAACAACCTGAGCGACAAAGACCTTAAGGACATGGGTATTACTCGTGGAGAGATTAAACAGCGTTTTTACAGTAAGTAAGAAAACTCTTGCATTATTACTATTGGGGAGTATAACTATTAGTTGTAGTACTTCCTCAATAGTGCTACCTATGTCCTGCCCTAAAGATAATAAGAAATGTCAGCGGAACTTAGATGCACAAACCTTATCATACATTGGTCAAGATAAAGCAGCCGTACAGCTTATGTGTAGCGACCCTGATCTTCGTAATGTTATTGGTGAGGATTGCAGTAGCTGGTGATGTTGTTGGGGACTTCTCTAATGGTTACGATAACTCTACAGTAGACAGTAACAACTTAGAGAGTGCCACTACTAACAACTACAACGCTACTGGTGCTGGCAGTGCTGCCCCTGTAATGAGTGCAATAGCACCTACTATTATGGGTGCTGGTGGTAATGACAGTTGCTTGATGCCTCTTACTACAGGTATTCAGGTTACAATGTTTGGTTTTAGCTCAGGTGGAGCTATACAGGATGAGTCTTGTAACAGACGTAAGAATGCTAGGCTATTAGGAGCACCACAGCAAGTTGGTGGACTAGGCCTTCAGGTATCAGCTATTAGTATTCTCTGCCAAGATCCAGTTGTATTTCGTAGTATGATGTTAGCGAATACACCCTGTCCCATTAATGACAGTAAGACAGGTAAGTTGCTCATGGGGAGAGCAGCTATACAAAAGTACAGAGATAGCCCAGCGCTTTACATAGTTGGTTATATTCTAGACATAAAGTTTTGGGATACCCTTTTACGGGTGGGAGAGGAATACACAGATGAAGACGCTATTGAAGACACTGCTCCTAAGCTCAGCCTTAGTCAGCGTTTCCGCAGCAGTAAGCGCACAGGCGACTGATCCTAACACAATGACGGGTCAAGAAAAGATTGACTATCTCATTGCTTCTATTGGTGACATACAAGCCCGTATCTTAGACAGTGGTGTTCGTACTGTAGGTGCTGTAGGTTATGCTGCTATTGGTGGTGTTGTTACAGATGCAGCTATGGCTGATGGACTAATTACTGTAGATGAGTTAGGCATGTACCTAGACGCTAGAGATCTTGTACTTACTCATGACTACGCTATTGCTACCACAGCAGAGCAGCTGTTCATGCAGGAACATGCAGCTAATATGAATAGCCTCAACACAGCAGTAGACAACTTAACTGCAGCCTCTTCTGTTATCATGGTTGCTGTAGAAGTTGCATCCATTGCAAGTGAGGCAGATACAAAGCCTGAGCAGGTAGCCCTACAGGGTATGCTAGACACAGATGGATATAGCATTGATGCTAAAGAAGTTAATGACTACAACGAATCTATAGTTGCTGTAGAAAAGTTTGCACAACAGGCTGGTGCTTTTATGGCTGCAGCTAATAATAATGAACTGACAGCAAGCATTGATAGCTATGCTACTCAGGGTAACTTTATGGTTGGTAGCTACACAGCTATTACTTATACACAAAACATTGATGAGTTTGTAATTACGTGGGCTGACTCTGGGTTCAACTCTGGTTGGCAGGGTTACTTAACTCCTGAGATGAAGAACGCAGCTGATCTTTATGCTGCAGGTGAATACATTAACGAGTATGGTGGATATCCAACACAATGATGGACATAGGTTTTAGTATTGGTGGTTACAACATTAAGGGCTGGATGGTTGCAGTAGCACTTCCAGTTCTTTCTTCTGTTGCAGGTGGTGTGTACTGGTCTTATGATACAGTACAACGCTTCTATGGAGTTGAGGCTGGTATTGCAGAGGTTGTAGAGAAGTCTGCATCCTTTGATGTTAAAGCAGGAGCACTAACCACTCGTGTTACTTCTGTTGAGACTACAGCCCAGCGCAACCTTACTGAGGTCAATACTAACTTAGGGTCAGATATAGGCTCACTAGAAGCAAGACTTACATCTCGTATTCAAACTCTAGAGCAAGCTATCCTAGACAATGATGTACGTGGTCTAAACCAGAAGCTTGCACAGTTATCTACAAACATGTCTCAGATCCTTGAACAGCAGAAAGTGCTTTTAGACTTGCGTAGTCAGGTGGATAAGGCTACAACTATTACAGATGGACTAGGTAATACTCTTGATACGCTAAAGACAGAAGTCGATGACATCTGGAAAGCGTATGATGAACTAGTCGATAATCCACTATAAGGAATATACTATGGCACGTAGCCTCACAGAAAACCAACAGAAGTTCCTAGAAGTATTGTTTGACGATGCTGGTGGTGACGTTGTATTAGCTAAACGCCTTGCTGGATATAGTGAGAACACTCCTACACGTTTAATTGTTGAAGCTCTTAAGGATGAGATTGCAGACGCTACACGCTCTTACTTCTCACGCTCTGCACCAAAGGCTGTTATGGCTCTTGTTGGTGCTTTGTCTGATCCTACTGAGTTAGGCATAAAAGAGAAGATGGCTGCAGCTAAGGACTTGCTTGATCGTGCAGGACTTGGTAAGGTGGATAAAGTAGATGTTACTTCTAATGGGGGTGGTATCTTTTATCTGCCACCAAAAGAAGGTAATAACGAGTAACTTTGCCTAGATATGATTATGATAGAGACTTAGGGTTTTGGGAACTACCAAAGCCTTTTAAGGGTAAACAGAAAGAGTGGCACGTAATAGCTCGTGTTACTTTAAGGCAAGTACCCTTTGGTTACAGAATACACCCAGAAGATGAAAAGCTCTTAGAGCCTATTCCTGAAGAGTTAGAAGCATTAGAGCTTGCCAAGCGTCACTTAAAGCAGTACTCTTACCGTGAAGTATCACAATGGTTAAGTAAGACTACAGGACGTTACATCTCACACATGGGATTGCATAAGAGAGTAAAAGTTGAGCAAAAACGTAAGACATCAGCTGCAATTAAACGCAAGCTTGCCAGAAGGCTCCAAGAAACGCTCACGCAGATCGAAAAGCTTGAAGAAGGTCGTGTCGGAAGCTACAGTATCCGCGAAGATTGAAGAAAAGCATTCAGTACCTGCTACAGCTAAGGCTGATGACTTTGACGTAGAGTTTGCACAAGAGGTTGTCTTCAAGCCGAATCCCGGCCCACAGACAGACTTCCTGAGTGCATCAGAGCGTGAAGTGTTATACGGCGGTTCAGCTGGTGGTGGTAAATCATACGCTATGCTTGCTGACCCTCTACACGGATTAAACCATCCTCACTTCTCAGGATTGCTTGTACGACATACTACAGAAGAACTAAGGGAACTTATACAGAAATCACAGGAGCTATACCCTCGTGCAGTACCCGGTATCAAATGGTCAGAGCGTAAGTCGCAATGGACTTCTCCTCAAGGAGGTCGCCTATGGATGTCTTATCTGGATAAGGATACAGACGTTACCCGCTATCAAGGTCAGGCCTTTAACTGGATTGGCTTTGACGAACTTACACAATGGTCTAGCCCTTACGCTTGGGATTATATGAGATCTCGCTTGAGATCTGCACACTCTAATGAACTTGGCCTCTACATGAGAGCCACTACAAACCCCGGAGGAAACGGACATAGTTGGGTTAAGAAAATGTTTATCGACCCTGGAATTGCTAGTAAAGCGTTCTGGGCCACACATGTCGAATCTGGTGAAACGATTAGGTTCCCTAAAGGTCATAGTAAAGAAGGCCAGCCTCTATTTAAGAGACGCTTTATTCCTGCCTCTCTATTTGATAATCCGTACTTGGCTGAATCTGGCGACTATGAAGCGATGCTTCTCTCTCTGCCAGAGCATCAGCGTAAGCAGCTACTTGAAGGTAACTGGGATGTTAATGAGGGTGCCGCTTTTCCAGAGTTTGATCGCAAGATACACGTCATTGAACGCTTCGACATCCCTGAGTCTTGGACAAGGTTTCGCGCTTGTGATTACGGGTATGGCTCTTACACTGGTGTTATCTGGTTTGCTGTAAGCCCTGATGAACAACTAATCGTATATCGTGAGATGTATAACTCTAAAGTTACTGCTTCTGACCTTGCTGATTTGATACTTCAAGCTGAAGCAAATGATGGTGGCATACGTTATGGAGTACTTGATAGCTCCCTCTGGCACAATCGTGGTGATACTGGGCCTTCACTGGCTGAACAAATGATCCACAAGGGGTGCCGCTGGCGTCCCTCAGATCGTTCAAGAGGCTCACGTGTAGCAGGTAAGAACGAAATACACAGACGCTTACAAGTAGATGAGTTTACTAAGAAGCCTCGCATTGTTTTTATGGACAACTGTACAAACACCATTGCACAATTACCTAGCATCCCACTGGACAAGAGAAACCCAGAGGATGTTGATACTAACGCAGAGGATCACTTGTATGACGCTCTACGTTACGGCATTATGACAAGACCACGCAGCAGCATATGGGATTTCAACCCAGCAAAACAACGCTCAGGTTTCCAAGCAGCAGACCCAAGCTTCGGCTATTAAGGAAGAAAGAACATGGCAGAGATTAACGACCTTTCGTTTGAGACAGACGATGTAACAGCAGCAGAGGATACCAAGGATAGTATCTTTGAAGAAGCCTCTAGTGTTGTTTCTTTTGTTCAATCACGGTTCACACGTTCTGAAGACTCACGGCGTTCAGATGAAGAGCGTTGGCTTAAAGCATACCGCAACTATCGTGGCCTCTATAGCTCTAGCGTAAAGTTTACTGACACTGAGAAGTCTCGTGTGTTTGTTAAGGTAACTAAAACCAAGACACTTGCTGCTTATGGTTCTATTACAGATGTACTATTCGGTAACAACAAGTTCCCTATGACGGTTGACCCTTCTGTACTTCCAGATGGAGTAGCAGAGTCAGTACACATTAACATTGACCCTAATGCTGCCGCTGCTGGTGATGCACTTAAAGCTGTGACACAACAACCTGCTCCTAGACCTTATCTTATAGGCCCTGACACTAAGCTATTGCCGGGTGAGACACTTAATGACCTATCTGCACGTTTAGGCCCTCTGTCAGGTAAACTAGGCCCTGTTAGTGATAAGCTAATTGAGGGTGACGGTACTACACCAAGCACAGTTACATTTCATCCTGCATTGATTGCAGCTAAAAAGATGGAAAAGAAGATCCATGACCAGCTAGACGAATCCGGTGCATCTGTGCATCTACGTTCTATGGCCTTTGAGATGGCTCTACTTGGAACAGGTGTCATGAAAGGCCCCTTTGCTGTAGATAAAGAGTATCCTAACTGGGATGAAGATGGTGAGTATTCACCTATCGTTAAAACAGTACCACAAACAAATCACGTATCATGCTGGAACTTCTACCCTGATCCAGAAGCTGCTTCTATGGATGACGCAGAGTACATTATTGAACGCCATAAGATGTCACGCACACAACTTCGTGGCCTTAAAAACCGTCCATACTTCATGAAAGATGCTATGGACACTGCTATCTCCAAAGGCCCTGACTATGTGCAGAAGCACTGGGAAATGGCTATGGAAGATGATGAAGCTACTCCTGAGTCAGAGCGCTGGGAAGTGTTGGAGTTCTGGGGTTTTGTAGATGTAGACATTCTTGAAGAGCATGGTGTTAAGATACCTCGTGAGTATAAAGACTTAGATGAGCTTAACTGTAACATCTGGACATGTAATGGAGAAGTATTACGTTTTGTACTCAATCCATTTAAACCAGCACGTATCCCATACTATGCAGTACCTTATGAGCATAACCCTTACAGCTTCTTTGGTATCGGCATTGCTGAGAACATGGATGACACGCAGACCTTGATGAATGGCTTTATGCGTATGGCTATTGACAATGCTGCTCTATCTGGTAACCTCATTATTGAAGTAGATGAGACTAACCTTGTTCCTGGACAGGACTTAAGTGTGTACCCGGGAAAAGTGTTTAGGCGTCAAGGGGGTGCCCCGGGTCAAGCAATCTTTGGCACCAAGTTCCCCAACGTAGCCCAAGAAAACATGCAACTCTTTGATAAAGCACGAGTACTTGCTGATGAGTCTACTGGTTTCCCTAGTTTTGCTCATGGTCAAACGGGAGTCAGTGGTGTTGGACGTACTGCTTCTGGTATTAGTATGCTTATGTCTGCTGCTAATGGTAGTATCCGTGCAGTAGTTAAGAACGTTGATGACTATCTTATACGACCAATGGGTAAGGCATTCTTTGCATTTAACATGCAGTTTGACTTTGATGAGTCTATTCGTGGTGACTTAGAAGTTCGCGCATCCGGTACAGAGAGCCTTATGGCTAATGAAGTACGCTCACAACGATTAATGCAGTTCCTGCAAGTAGCACAGAACCCAGTATTAGCTCCCTTTGCTAAGATGGACTACATCATTCGTGAGATTGCTAAGTCTATGGATCTTGATCCCGATAAGGTTACTAACTCTATGCAGGATGCTGCTATCCAAGCTGAGATCCTCAAAGGCTTCCAGACGCCACCTCCGGCCCCTACAGGCCCTGAAGGCGTTCCAATGCCCCAAGGTGGCCCAGCGCCACAAGGACAAGGCCCAGCAGGTGTACAGGACACTACAGGAAGCGGCGGTGCTCAGATGGGCATAGGTACAGCACCAACTCCGGGCGAACAAGGGTTCAGTGGTAATGTCGCTTAAGAAGCTAGTAAACGATAAAGAACTATGGGATGCATTTACTCAAGAGTTAGATGAGTGCATCTCACAGCAACACAAGAGTATTGAGAACATATCTGATCCTGTAGAAGTGTATCGCGCTCAAGGTAAGATCTCAGCATACCGTAACTTGAAGTACTTGAGGGACAAAGTGAATGGCTGATATAGATAACCAAATGGAAGAAGCTCTACGTTCTTCTATGAACAGCGGCTCCCTACAGTCTAAAGAAGAACAGAAGGCAGCACAGGCTGAGCTTAAAGTTTTTACTGACCAGAGAAACAGCGTAGACTTTACCCTTAAGGATGCTGCTACCTTTGTTGCTGAGATGACACCTATTGTTGGTGACGCTATGGCAGCTAGAGAAGTCTATGATGAACTACAGAAAGATGAACCTAACTACTACTTAGCGGGTGCGCTGGGCGGTGCTGCACTTATAGGGCTTATTCCCGGTGTAGGTGATATAGCTGCTAAGGCTATTAGGAAGGGTGCTAAGGAAGTATTTGATGTAGCCAAGCGTGTAGAGGTTGACCCTAATGCTATGGGTTCTGGTCTTGGCAATGTTAAGTTAAAGCCTAAAGAAATAGAGCTACCTCCTGCTGAAAACTCCGCTAAAACGCAAATATCAGGAACCCTTCCTACTTACAAGAAAGCGGATACACTACTAACTGAGCTATCAGGAGAAGGTAAAACGCTAGACTTTGGTGCAGGCTTAGGCCTGTCAAAGAAAGAGCTTGGCTTTGATACGTATGAACCTTTTCCTAAGGCTGACTTTACGCCTGACTTCAGCAACCCTTCTGACATACCATCAAACTCGTATAGTAAAGTTACTAATCTAAACGTACTAAACGTAGTACCAAGAGATGTTAGAGACACTATTGTACAGGATATTGGACGTATACTTGAGCCTAATGGTAGGGCCGTTATAACTACACGTGGTAGGGATGTAATGGCTGCTAAGGGTAAAGCTGGCCCAGAACCTATGTCTATTATAACCTCTTCAGATACTTATCAAAAAGGCTTTACACAGCCTGAGCTTAGATCCTACATAACAGACACACTGGGAGATGGCTTTGCAGTAACCAACAATAAGCTGGGTGCAGCTGGTGTTACAGTACATAAGCTACCTACACAAAACTTCAACGAAGGCGGAATAGTAATGGATGATCAAACAAGACAGGCCTTCGCACTAGGTGGCTTAGCAGAAGATGTAGACCCAGTGTCAGGCAATGAAGTGCCAGTAGGTTCTATGCCAGAAGAAGTACGAGATGATATTCCTGCTCAACTGAGTGAAGGTGAGTATGTTGTACCTGCTGATGTAGTACGCTTCTTTGGTGTTAAGTTCTTTGAGGACATTCGTGCTGAAGCTAAACAAGGCTTTGCTCAGATGGAAGCTAATGGTCGTGTAGGTGGTGAGCCTGTTAGTGGTATGGAAATGGGTGGCGATGAGTTACCCTTTGATGTATCAGAACTACAGATGGTTGACGATGGAGAGCCAGAACAGCCTATGATGAATAAGGGTGGTTACATTTCTGGTTATGCTGCAGGTGGTTTTAATCCTTATAGCAGCATTGGTGGTGGCTTTGAGATTCGTACCTACATTGGCCCTGATGGTCAAAAGCAATACATACAGTTTATGAATGGTTCACCTATTTCCCCTATTCCTGCAGGTTACACTCCTGAAGCAGCTGTTGCAGAACAAGTAGCTGAACAGGTTGCTACTTCTGCTTCTACAGGTACTACTGCACCCTCTTCCTCTCAATTAAGTGAAGATAGAGGTACTTATACTGGTGGAGATGATTCACAAGAACCCCCTGAATCTATTGATTGGGCAAACCCAGATGAAGGTACTCCTGAAAAGTTCCAAGAAGTAATGGGACAAATGACGGGTACGGGTAGTACAGTATTTACTGGTTTAGCTACATTGGTTGGTGGCCCCTTGATGGGACTAGGTATAAAAGGTATGATGAAGTTACAAAGTAACGCTATGCTTAAAGGTATACAATCTCAGCTTGATAACCCTGACATTGGTGAAACGCAAAGGATTAAACTAACGCAGATTCAATACCAAATGCAAGGTAAAGATGAAAACGGTAATGACAAGCCAGAAATAAAGAACTTGGCTAACTTGTTTGACGGGGATACATATAAAGGTAACAGCCTATCAGAGAGCATAGCTAATATGTTCACTGCAAAAGATGGCAAGTCTTACAGGAATGGTCAACTTGTAGATGACGTGACAGGTGCGGTTCTTGAGCCAGGTATTATGAATAGCACCAGCAATGATAACAATACACCTCCAGCTGCTGCAGTAGCAACTACTGTTGCACCTATAGTAGATAATAACGATAACAACAATGGCGGTAGCTACACTGGCGGCAGTAGCCCAAATCTAGGATATAGCTCATCAACACCTATAGCTGATGCAAGACCCGTAGCAAGAACCCCTTCCGCTACAGGGTCTGGTGTTGGAGCCTCTGGCCCAGCTGGCGGTGGTAATTGGTCACCCTCTACTAAAAAGAAAAAACAGTATCTTGGTAACAGTGGAAAATAATAAGAGGGTCTACAAGTAACACTACAAGACTACCCATATAACTATAAGGCTACCCAGCTACGGCTGGCCCCAACATAAGGAGAAAAACATGTCGGAAGCCCAACTGCAGACTGATTCTGCGTCACACCAACGAAATACAAACCGTGTTATGCGGGATGAAGAGGAACTAAAAGCCCTACTCAAAGAAGCGGGGGTAGTTACAGAGGCAGCAGATGAAGAAGCTGAAGAAACCACCCAAGAGGAACCCGATAGCACGGAGCCTGTCGAACCCAGTGTTCAGGCAGAGAGTAGTTCCGAACAAGAAGAAGAACCAAAAGCCGAAGCACAAGATGAAGATCTAAGTGCAGAGGAAAAGAACTTCAAGAAGCGTTATGGTGATCTACGGCGGCACACTCAAGAGAAAGAGAAAGAGTTCCAAGCACAGCTGGATAAACTCACATCTCAACTTGATGCAGCATCAAAGAATGAGCTTGTACTACCTAAGTCAGAAGATGAAGTAGAAGCTTGGGCTAAGAAGTACCCAGATGTTGCTGGTATGGTAGAAGCTATTGCTGATAAAAAAGCTAATGAACGCTCCTCTGAGCTAGATAGTCGCCTTAAAGAGATTGAGAAGTTACGCACACAGGCTCGTAGAGAGAAGTCCGAAGCAGAGCTTATGTCTATGCACCCCGACTTTGCACAGATACGCTCTGATGACGCCTTCCACAAGTGGGCAGAGACACAGCCTAAAGTGGTACAGGATGCACTATATGAGAATGTAGATGATGTTAAGTCTATTGCACGTGTACTAGATCTGTATAAGTCAGATAACGGCATCAAGACAAAGAAAGTTACCTCTACTGCTGATAAGGATGCAGCTACCTCAGTTAAAGGTAAACGCACCGTAGTAGATGCAAATGACTCTTCAACCTACCTCAGAGAATCACAGGTAGCGAAGATGTCTATTAAAGAATACGAGAAGCGTCAAGACGAGATTATAGACGCTCAACGTAAAGGCAAGTTTATTTACGATATGTCAAAGAAATAGTTTGACATTCCTTGATTAGTAGATAAAACTATAGGCATGTACATTGTTAGGTGATAACCCTTTGTACATGCTTTTAACTAAGCACTCCCACATAAAAGAACTACCTCCAATTATAGGCCCAGCGCTCCAAGGGTGGCAATCCTAAGAGCAACGCTGACTACCCTAATAAGAAGAGCCTCTTTTCAGTGAATATGTAGTGTCTATCCCCTAAGCCACATATCTTTGAAAGGATTTTCTCATGGCTATTACTTCCGCATCAGGCGGCTTTAACGGTAGCTGGTCCCCAGTTATTTATTCCAAGCAGGCACAGATTGCTCTACGCAAATCTGCCATCACTAACGCAATCACAAACAACTCTTACTTTGGTGAGATTGCTAACCAAGGCGACACAGTTCGCATCCAGAAAGAGCCAGACGTAACTGTTAACGCTCTGCAACGTCACACAGGTATCTCAGTAGAGAAACTTGACGACACTGACTTCTCTTTGACCATCGACAAAGCCAACTACTTTGCTTTCAAAATGGATGACATTGAAGATCAATTCGCAAACGTAGACTTCTCATCTTTGGCAGCAAATCGTGCAGCCTATAAGATGGCTGACGCAATGGACCAAGACTGCTTGTCTTACCTGTCAGGTCACACTACTGCAGGCGCTTTCATCACTTCCACTTCTGGTGATGCACAGCACGCAACAGCTGGTTCTTTAACTGGTGAATTGTTTACTGCAAACCACTTGGACGCAACTGACTTCGGTTCGTTGGGTACAGCTGACTCCGCTTCAACAGCTTATGCTAATGGCGATTCCATTCCTCTTGCTCCACGTCTTCCAGGCGCAACAGCGTTGTCTACAGCGACTGTTTCTCCTTTGACTGTTCTTGCACGTATGGCACGTCAGATGGACACAGCTAATGTGGACTCTCGTGGGCGTTATGTCGTTCTTGACCCGGTGTTTATTGAGATGCTCAAAGACGAGGATTCTCGCGTAATGAATGCCGACTTCGGTGGTACAGGCCTTATGAACGGCTTGGTATTGAACAACCTGCACGGCTTCCGTGTTTATGTGTCCAATAATCTTCCTAAGAAGGGCTCAGGCGCCGGAACTTCTGGGGCTTTGGCACAGGACGTAAACTTTGGCGTGATTGTTGCTGGTCAAGACGAAGCTTGCGCTTCTGCTGAGCAGATCAACAAAGTAGAGAACTACCGTGACCCAGACAGCTTTGCTGACATTGTTCGTGGTATGCATCTATATGGTCGCAAGATTCTTCGTCCAGAAGCTCTTGTAACAGCACACTATAACGCTGCTTAATCTAACTAAAGTCGGGGCTGGCCTAGTGCTGGCCCCTTCCCTCTTACCTTAAGGCATACAACAATGGCTACTTATATTACATTAGTAAATGATTTGCTTCGTAGGCTTAACGAGGTTAGTATTAACACTACCGACTTTGATACAGTAAGAAACATCCAAGCCATAGCTAAGGATGCTATAAACTCATCAGTACGTGAGATACTGCAAGAGGCCCAAGAGTGGCCCTTCACGATAGTTACATATACACAAGCATTAACAGTAGGCACAGGAACTTATGACTTCCCTGCAGACTTCTCTAAGGTAGATTGGGAAACCTTTTACCTCAAGTCTCTGGATGGATCAACCCCTTCGCCGCTACCCGTACTAACATATGAAATGTATCTTCAATCTTACCGTGCTAGTGATGATAGCAGCGGTGAAGCAGGATACAATCTTCCTACATGCGTCTATAAAACACAGGAAGATAAGTTTGGTATTACACCCCTTCCTGACAAAACATATAGCATTGAGTATCGTTACTGGAAATACCCAGAAGACTTATCACTTGCTGATGACGTGTGTGTTATACCTTCTAGGTTTAAGCATATCCTTATTGATGGTGCTATGATGTACATGATGCGTTTCCGCTCTAACGAACAGTCTGCTAACATCCATCAAGATAAGTTTACAAAAGGCATTAAGTCCATGCGTAGGTTAATTGTTGATAGTCCTACCCAACTATACTCCACTGTAACTGGTGGCTTTCAGAGTTCTACCGCACCTAAGAAAAGCTTCTTCTAAATGGATAACCTAAAAACTCACCTTACAGTTTGTGCAGGTGGTCTTGTAACTAACGTAGACCCTCTCACGCAGGCATCTGCTATGAGTGGCAGCGCTATACGTATGATTAACTACGAGCCATCTCTTTCTGGTGGCTATCGGCGCATTAGTGGATACCTTAATGACTATGGTACTGTCGCAGGTACAGGCTCTATTCTTGGTGTTAATGTAAATGCTAATATAAATGATGGTATTTTTGCTTGCAGGAAACCTTCTTCTGGGTATAACTATCTACACAAGTGGAATAACAGTACGACTAGCTGGGATGCAGTGACATCCGCTGGTACACCTAACATGACAAACGTTTCTCGTGTACGGTTTATTAATTATAACTGGTCATCGGAGAGTATGCTTCTAACTGATGGTGTTAATCCTGCAGCTGTTTATGATGGCACTACTTATACCGCTCTTACTCATGCAAATGCTCCTACTAACCCAAAGTATTCAGAAGAGTTTGCTTCTCATGTATTTCTAGCAGGAGACTCTGCAGATACACAGATACTTCACTTCAGCGCCCCTTTAAATGCTGTAGACTTTAGCCCAGCCAATGGTTCAGGTGTTATCAACGTAGGCTACAAGATAACAGCCATCAAAAGGTTTCGTAATGAGTTATACATCTTTGGTGCGAACAGTATTAAGAAGCTTGTAGGCAATAGCATAGCTGATTTTCAGTTACAGAGTGTAACATCTAACCTTGGTTGTGTTGCCCCTGACTCCGTAGTAGAGTTTGGTGGTGATCTACTCTTCTTGGGGCCAGACGGTATTCGTCCTATTTCTGGCACTGACCGCATTGGTGACGTTGAACTTGCCCCCGTATCTAAAGAGATTCAAGACATTTTTGACAGGTACTACTTGTCTGAGGAAGTCTCAGATGTTAGTATTGCAGTAATACAAAAAAAGTCTCAGTTCCGGTTCTTCTTTAAGAATGATTCATCTCTCTCCCTTATTGGTGCTATTCGTAAGAGCCAAGGTAAGCAGAGTATTTTTGAGTACAGCCAGCTTATTGGCATAGAAGCTAACTGTGTAGCTAGTGGTTACATTGGGCAGTTTGAACATGTGATACATGGGGATACCGCAGGTAAAGTTCATAGGCAGGAACGTGGTGTTTCTTTTGCAGGAGGGGATATATTTAGCCTATATCAAACACCCTACTACTACATGGAAGACCCTGAGGTACGTAAAAACATCTACGACATTAACACATACATGAAGTCAGAAGGTACTACAGAAGTATTTGTAGGTGTCTCATATGACTATGATGACATTAATACTAACAACCCTACAACCTATGACTTTTCTACACAAGGTGCAGCTGCACTATACGGCACAGCTATCTACGGTTCTGGTGACATCTATGATGGTAATCCGTCCCCTAAGAAGCAAACAAGCATATCAGGCTCTGGTAAATCGGTTTCTATCAGTTATGTTACTAACAATCAAAGTGCAAGCCATACTATTCAAGCCATTACGCTTACTTATGGCATAGCAGACAGGAGATAAACCGTGGCAGGTTATACAAGACAATCTACAGCAGACATCATCCCCACCGCAACGCTACGGGCTGCTCCAATCAACGCTGAGTATAATGCTCTACGTGATGCATTCGCTGCATCTGGTGGTCACAAGCATGATGCCAGTACAGGTGAAGGTGGCTACGTTCCTCTTATCGCAGACGTAGATGCTAATAACAAAGTACAGGTTAATACAGGCTCCAATACAGTAGACTTCTACGTTGAAGTATCTGGTGTACCTGTTCAGCAAATCAGTGTTCGAGATGGTGTATTACGCCCTATTACAGATAATGACATTGACCTTGGGGCGTCTGGTGCAGAGTTTAAAGACCTGTACATTGACGGTATTGGCTACATTGACACACTGGCTGTTCACGAGAATGCTACAATAGCTGGTACACTTAACGTAACTGGGGTTATCACTGCTCCAGCTGGTGTCGTAGCTAATATCACAGGCAACCTCACTGGTAACGTAACAGGTAATGTTACAGGTAATCTAACTGGTAATGTAACGTCCTCTGGTACATCTACCTTTGCTGACCTTGATGCAGTTGACCTATCTGCTACAGGTACAACAGTTATTACATCTGGTGACATTAACTCAGGTACTATTGATAACTCAGTAATTGGTAACGCTACTCCTGCTGCTGGTACATTTACTACCCTTACAGCCAACACAAGCCTTACAGCTGCTACTGCCGATATTAATGGCGGTACTGTAGATGGCGCTACTATTGGTGCTAATAGCGCATCTACTGGTGCCTTCACTGCACTATCAGCCACAGGTACATCTACTCTTTCTACTGTAGATATTAATGCTGGTGCCATAGACGGAACTACTATTGGTGCTTCTACACCCGCAGCTGGTAGCTTTACCACTGTGTCTACAACAGGGCAAGCTACACTAGCTTCTGTTGATATTAATGGTGGAGCTATTGATGGGGCTACTGTCGGGGCAACAACTGCTTCTTCCGGTGCATTCACCACTGTAACGGCTTCTGGTGGCGTCACAGGCGCTCTTACAGGCAACGTAACTGGTAATGTAACTGGTAACGTAACTGGTGCGATAACGGGCAATGTAACTGGTGATCTGACAGGTAACGTAACTTCAGCTGGTACATCTACATTCAATAACGTGACCATCGACGGTACGTTAAATATGAATGCTGGTACTACAGCCACGATCACTAACCTTACTGATCCCACTAATGCACAGGATGCAGCCACTAAAGCCTATGTAGACACAGGTATCTCTAACCTTGTAGCTTCTGCCCCCGGTACGCTTGATACATTAAACGAACTGGCTGCAGCCCTTGGCGATGACGCAGCCTTCAGCACCACAGTAACTAACAGCATTGCTACTAAGCTTCCACTAGCTGGTGGTACAATGTCTGGTGCCATTGCTATGGGTGCCAATAAAGTAACTGGTGTTACTGATCCTACAGCGGCACAGGATGCTTCCACTAAAGCCTACACAGACGCACAACGTGATACCCGTGTAGCTAAATCAGGCGATACGATGTCTGGCAACCTAGCAATGGGTTCCAATAAAGTTACTGGCCTTGCTGCTCCTGTGGACGCAAACGATGCAACTTCTAAGACATATGTAGATGGCATCTTAGGTTCGGCTACTGTCGCCGCAACATCTGCAACAAACGCTGCTACCTCAGAAACCAATGCTGCAACAAGTGCAACTAACGCATCTAACTCAGCAAGCGCAGCAGCTACCAGTGAGACTAACGCCGCTGCCTCATTTGATGCATTTGATGATAGATACCTTGGCGCTAAGTCTTCTGCACCTACAGTAGACAATGACGGTGATGCTTTGGTTATTGGGGCGCTCTATTTCAACAGTACAACGGCAATCATGTACGTTTATGGTTCAGGTGGCTGGCAAGCTGCTGGCTCATCTGTGAATGGTACATCAGATCGTCAGACATATACTGCTACAGCAGGTCAGACTGTCTTTGCTGCAACATATGATACTGGTTATGTAGATGCGTACCTTAACGGTGTAAAGCTTATTGCTGGTACTGACTTCACTGCTACTTCTGGTACAAATATTACACTTTCTACAGGTGCAGCAGTTAATGATACAGTAGACATTGTAGCTTACGGTACATTCGTACTAGCAGATCACTATACTAGCACACAGTCTGATGCACGTTACCTTCAAATATCTGGCGATGGTAGTACTGGCAATCTGTCAGTTACAGGTAATATCTCTATCACTGGCACTGTAGATGGACGTGATGTCGCTACAGACGGTACTAAGCTAGATGGTATTGAGGCATCTGCCGACGTTACTGACGCAACTAACGTAACCGCTGCTGGCGCACTGATGGACAGTGAGGTCACTAACTTAGCTCAGGTCAAGGCATTTAGCTCCTCTGACTATGCCACAGCCGCCCAAGGCACTACTGCTGACGCTGCCCTGCCTAAAGCTGGCGGGACTATGACGGGCGCT